CTGCGTGGTAGGCGGCCTTCGCAGCCTGCAGCTTCTCTTCGTACATCGCCACAAACTGAAAGCTAGTCAGTTTCTTCGCCCGAGCCGCATCTACCAAGGTCTTGAGCTCCTCAAGTTTTGTCATGCGTATGCCCCGAGTCCTGTTCCAACGAGTGCGCGTGGCAGAGCGTGAAGTGTTTAATTGTGACCTTGAGTCCTGAGGCTTTTACAAGCTCTTTGGCCACAGGAATGAGCGAGAGAAAGCGCGCTCTGTCTGAACCTACGAGAGGCATAGAAATGCCGTTCAGTACGCCTCCCATGATACCCTCGCAACCATCGTTGGGGTCCACTGTGCAGAAGGCCCACATTTCCTCGATGACATGACCTCGCCTTCGTCCAGGGCTTGCCTCCTCAAACGCCTCAGCAGTCACCAAAGTCGCAGCCAGGAAAACCGTATCGGCATTGAGCAAGCCTCCTAGCGGGAGCAGGATCTTATAGCCAGATATCTCGGGGACAAACTCTTCGGAGTATTTCGGCTCGCCGTTCAGCAGCCAGTCGAACACCTTCTTATTCTCCATCTCCAGGTCAGCCAGCTTCGCTCGCGCGAGCTCATTTTTAACTGTCAGCTTATAGCGCACCACTATTCGCCTCCTCCGCCTCTGCTGGCCTTTTCAGATGCCCCGAGGCGAGCAGAAACTCGCGGAAAGCATGGAAGACCTCTAGGTCGTTGGCAATCAGCTTCCCCTTATAATAGAAATCACCGTTTGCTCTCATCCCAATAAGCTCCACCATCTCATCGCCGCCAGGGGGCATCACCCGAAACGTGATCTCCGTATCGTCTGGTACGGTATCCTGGGCCGGCACCACTTTTGGATCCGACAGCGACTCGATGTACTCATCCAATTCTTGACTCATCTTTGACCTCATTAGCCCAAACGGTTTTGGATTTGCCGAACCACTTCCTGTGTGCTCTGAGACTGCATCATAGCTTGCTGAACGCCATTTGCCATAGTCGACATGTTGCCGCAAAACCATGCGATCATTGCATCATTCACAATCTTAGGGAAGTTCTCTTTGATGGTTTCAAGAGTCGCACTCATGATGCGGTTCATCTCAGGGTCGGTCTTGATATGCTGTTCGATAACCTTCTTCTGGTGGGCAATCGTCGCGTTGGTAATCTCCTCGACCATCCGCGTCTTCGCAGTCGCATTAGCCGTTATGAATTCTTTGTACTCCCTACTAGCCATCATTTCCTGGTCTGTCTCACTTCTCCTATAGCCCCTCTCCCTGACGTGAGCCATTGCTCGCATGTGCAGCGCCTGCCTATGGATAGCGTCCGGCTCAGTGAGCCAGTCCTTCAGGACCTGAAGAGAGATGGCTTCCTTTTGCTCGGTCGTGAGGTTCTGAAACATCTCAATAACAGTCTCACCGATATTTCCAGCGTCAATGTTCAATTCTACTTTCATCAGCAAGCTCCTTCTAATGTCGTAAATCCGGCTTGTAGTACTTTACGTCTTCCCTTTTGTAGCGCGTGCTGATTCTCTCGCTCGGCATCCGTACCGACACATAGTCAGCGGTGAAGCTGGTAACGATTCCGAGCTTATTGAGTGGTATGATCACTACGCGCTTTCCGATGTCTTCTGGTCCAATTGGAATCTTCACCCTTCCCCCTTTAAAATCTGTCGTATTGGAGTACTTGACTCCGTTGAAAACTGCCCTGGAGCCTGTCCACTTTGATCCACTGCCTTGTCTCATGGACCTCTGTAACCTTGCACCAGAATTCGCCAATCAATACTTTTGTGCCGATCCTAAAGTCGGCGTTAAACTTTGGCAAAGGCTTCACTCTGCGTCTCCACTGTTGTCATGAAAAACTTTTATCCACGGTTGCGTCACAGAGACTGCCGAATTAGTGCCTGCAGCGATATCCATCACGTACTCTACAACCTCAATCGGAAGGTTCTTGCTTCGCCAGGTAATCTGCCTGTCTGGCCCTATATGGGCAATCGTCTGGTAGTCCCCATGCTCTTCTTTCGCACGATTCCACACCGTGAGTCCATTCCCTAAATGGCCATGACAAAGGTCGTAGCTCATTTCACATCTCCTTTGTGATCTCCACATAATTTCAGGTACCGCTCTACCCAGGGACCAAAGGTGCCGTGCACCCTGTTCTGCTCCTTCGCCTCTTCCCAGGTGTAGCGGGTCTCTGTTATGGGCGCAGCAGTAACCACAAACATCTTAAGAGGCATGCCCACGAGCACCTTCTGCCCCTCTTTCATAAAGGTCTGCTGCACCTCAACGCCGTTCTTTAATATCCACGCATGAGACATTTCACGCCCCTCGTAGAGGATTATGCCGTGCACAAGTCTGTGCGCGTCCTGCTTGCCGTGCGCTGCGAGCGCATGGAAGTAGTACAGCATATCGTCAAAACATGAATGCGTTGGTAGGAGCGTGATGGTCTCTTTCTGGCTATTCTGCACTGGCCTTTGGCTCCTTATACGCGAGCACATCCGTCAGCTTGATTGCTGTGACCTTGAGGGGCATGCCGGTCTTGACTTCCACCATATGTTTGCTGACGACGTGAGTGTCAAATACCCCATCTTTAATTAGCCGCCGGATTTGCGAGCTCGAGCATCCAAGCAATCTACTTGCGTAGTGGATGGTTACGTATTCTGGCATTCCCTCGGTATCTGTTTGCACAGTCTCTCCGCTAAATACACCCCTAGCCTAAGCCAGGGGTGCGCTGTTAAACCTTGAGCGCACCCAGTGCCCTGCAGAGCGCCCGTTCTTTCATCTCGGACAGGCTCACGGCTTCCAAGATATTCTCCTCCCTAAATGCGACGGGATCGCCGGGCCTCCCTAGCATGATTTTCACGGGGTTATTTGCAAGAACGCCTCTGAAGGTGCTGCCCGATCGCAATTTTACCTCCACCCACATCCTCTCGCCCATTGATCCGTCGGTATGCAGAAAACAGAGCTTTGCATAGTCCCCTGTCCCCAGAGCTTCTATATCTTCTTTGTCCGGCAGGTGGAAAGTATCTGGGTACTTCTCCGCTTGCGCCCACGCGTTCTCAAGTGTGTAATCGCTCATTCGTGGGCTCCCTCTGTTTCTTGGTTGGCAGACCGTTTTTCAAAGTCGGTTACGATGTTTGCCCTGGCCCACTGCCACAGGACCCTCTTTCTCTGCGCGCCCGTAAGCCCGCCCCAGTAGGAATAGGTGCTGTTAATATCCCTGATCCAGCGATCCGTACGGAGTTTTTTTGGAATTGGGCTCCCATAGAACTCCTCAAGCGCAGTAAAGTAGTCTCCTCCGAGAGGGTTACCGACATAGGCTTTATTTGAGTCTGGCGTATACAAAAGCACCGATGTGATCGGCGGTCGCCCTGCAGCGAGCTCGATGTGGACGACTCTGCCAAGCATTCTATGGTAGGGGTAGCTTTCACGGCCAAGCTGCTCTGCTAGGAGGCCCCGGTGGAAAACTACGTCAAGGCGCTTTACGTGGTCGGTATAGTATGTGACTTTCTTCCTCGAAGCCACAGCCACGAGGTCTACAAACAGCCTATGTAGGCACCGGGACTCAATGCTGGCTTCGCTTAGGCGCGTTTCACTTACTAGTGTCATCACCGTCCTCCTCTTTGCTATCTAGACTTCCGGCAGGCCCGATTGTGATGCGCAAATCGCAGCCTTCGAGCTTTGCCAGATTTGAAAGGGTCACCGTGCACTGGACGCCGTCAAAGGCGTCTATCTTTGTCTTTGTCCTTAAAAACTCCTCGACCAAATGCGAGATCAGTTCGCGTGGAAGCGCGTGGATGTCCGTCTTCTTGCACTCCGCAATCATTCGCTCGCGAATAATATGATTGTCATTATTGCAACAATCCAAGGTCTCTTCGTCGACGATAAACTTCCTCATACTCTCTCTCTCTCTCCCTCAATTTTTATAACTGTGCTAGGTACAGCCTACAACTTTCCAACGACTTTCCAGGTTCTCGTTATACAAAGCCAAGAGTGCTTTTGGGACCTCCAGGCGAAAGCGGCTCCCCTGCTCCACCTTCTTGGGCTGCCTCCATTTTGCTGGCCGTAGAGTGCCTGCTGTCATGGATACCCCGGGGTATACATACACACCGGGCTCGTCCAGGCCGACGCGGGCCTGAACTACCGGGTAGCCCATAAAAGTGACGGGTCCACTGAGAAGCCTAATCTCTGACTGGGCTTCGATTTCGACAGAAACAGTGCTGCTCTCAAGTGTGTCTACAAGCCTTTGAGCTAAAACAGACACCTGCTCAGGAAAAACCCAACCCTGTGCAGTTTGGGCACCCACGAGTTGTAGTGCACGAGAGTCCAACCAGCAATTTGGGGACGGAGGGCAGTAGCTTATAGAGGGGCCTTTAAACGCCCGCATGAAGTTCTTCGGGCGCATCATCTGGTAGCGTTTGCTGCCGCGATAGACACAGCTATTACCTATGAAGTGCTCTGCCACTGCTAGAAAGTAATGGTCACCTGGCGCAAGCTCATCGGATAAGGCATCGCGGATAATGTGGACTTCCTTGTCGTATCGCTCAGTAGCCCCAGCGAACAGCTCGGATGACCACTCATAACCGTATGACTTGAACCGGCCAAGGTTAAACATGGCCGTGAGCATTTTTGGATTCCTTTTCAGGATCCGTGCTTCCACGATATACACGCCCTTTAGTTCTGGAAAGAGTAATTTGGTCATGTACAGTCTCCTAAATAGTCCTCATGGCTATTTACACTTCATAACTGTGCCAGATACAATCGGCAAAAACACCGCAACGCTGCCAGCCTGACTAAACCTGAAGTCGACGTTGCCCCGCATCCAGGCATTTCATCAACAAGGCCAGTCTCGTACAGTTTTGTAAAAAACTCCTGCTTCACATGGGGCCAATCATGATCCTCGTAAGTATCGCTACGGCTTTCAACGCCATTCAAAAAACTCATGATATCAACCAGAGCTTCGGCGTTATCTTCGGTCAATTCGCTTTTGTCATTTTGCAGCTCTGTGACAAATTCCTTTGCTCTCTGGATATCAAAGCAACGAACAGACTCGTAGATATCCCTGGATAGCTTTTCAAAGATATAACGTCTGTCATTGCCAGGCAGGCATTTTATAAGCCAATTGACTCCGTGGAAGGGGAAGATAAGCTCCCCAATGTCCCCCGACAAGGCCAGAAAACTTGGAGCAAATGTTACTCGAAAGGAATAGTCCGACCTGAATGAACCATCCTCATAGTGCTTGCTAATAAGAAACGAACCGACCTTGCCGTCAGCGGTAACGGACTGAGCGTGAATGGTGTGAGAGGCAAACTGCGCCTCAAAGATGTCACGCTTATCAGTCTTTAACTCAGGAATCGTTTGATTCTCCCTAACAGTCATTGGTTCTTTTCTTGATAGCGGCATAAAACCTCCTAATAGCCATCATGGCTATTTACACTTATCGTAGGGTGCCATGGCTACTATTCTTTCATAGCGCATTCTGGGCACTCCTCAAAAGGTGAGCCCCCTACTCTGCTGGTAATCTTAGCGCACCCGCGACATTCAAATGTGAGATCCTCTGCGCCGAGGGGACTGCCCGCGAGCATCATGTCGCGCGCGGCCTCCCTATCCTCGGAGCCTCCGTCAAACCCTCCGTACATCTTCTGCGAGTCCTCCATCCGCTTCTTTGCAGCAGCTGCGACTTCCTCGTAGGTGAGCTTATGGTTGAAGAAATACCCATAGATCTCTCCGGGGCCAAAGAAGCTCCAGACATAGTCGATGAAGTCCTGAAGATCGGTTGTTTCGTCTGATCCACTCATTGTATGGTGTCCTAATTTGCATGGTTGGCTAGTTTGAATGATCATTAATCATCTCTTTATTGGACAGTCTTGCAATGCTGCCGAACCGTTAATAAACAAGGTGCTTGCTAACGAAAAGGGGGTTTAATGATCATAGCCGGACCTAAATCCGGCTATGATGATTTGCTCTACGAATTTTTAACGGGTCACGCTAAGTCATAGTCACTGTCGCTCATAAGGCCGAGTTTAACAGCATCGACCACCATCACGCGCTGTGGCATCCCGTCAATCCGCACGACTTCGGTAAAACCATACTGACCGCATTCCACGAGACCTCTGCGGATCAACCACTGCCCTAAGACCTTGCGCACAAGGAGACCTGATTTATCGTCGACTTTATCAGCTTCCAACTGGATCGTCGACGAAGGGTAGAAGTAGATTTGCCTAGGATTTTTAGGGTTCCAGCAGCCGATTACCTGCCTATCCTCCACCGTAAACTTACTGTTAGCCCCGACGATTGAAGCACCGCCGCTTAGAATAAGCTGGAGGAGTGCTTGGTCTGCCGGATCCGGCTGCTCCTCTGTCACCTTGATGCCAAAGCCCCATCCTGTTACCATCCCGTTGTTGAGCGCACTTGCAAAATACTCTGGGGTGATCTCGCCCGCAACGATCAGCTTAATGATAAGCGTGATGCGCTCTTCCTCCCAGAACAGAGTGTGCGCCTTTGCCGGATCAAGGAAATCCTCTAGAAAGCGGGCGAGGTACCGGCCAGGGTAGTCAACCCCCATCACCCGATCTACCATCTCCTTCGCCGTCTTAAGCGTTGGGTTTGCCTCTAGATACGCGTCTGTATACATTGCTATGCTCCTTCTACTAACAAACTAAATTGCTCTAAATAGCTTGTACCCATTTACACAGCAATCTCGTATCCATAATCACCGTCCCTGCGCCACCCAAGATCCTCCATAAAGCACGCGTCTTCTTCCGATAGCTTGATCGAGCAGCTTGCCCCAAAACAGTTGTCTACGATCCAAGTGCTGACGCAGCGGTCCATCGGACCCGGATACCCCATAAGCATCCCAAGCCCTAGGTAGATGCCCTCCGCCGTGCTTAGATTGCTCGTGTCCTCTTTCGCTCTTTTGATTAATTCATCCATTAGGCACAGGCCTTTCTTCAGCTCGTATTACAGGACACATACTGTAGGTGCCCTCAGGTTTCACATGCTCATGACCTTCCCAGACGAATATCTTCAGCCTTTTACCGTCGCCAAGTACGATAGTCTTCGCCGTGCGGCGTGCCACCATAATCTTGAAAATACAGTCGTGATTGCACACGCTCCTTGTCCAATAGGTTTTACCGGGCTCAAACCTATACACTGATGTCGTATCCATCATCCATCACCGCCTTCTGCCAACCCAAACTTTCCATCATCGCCTTTAACTCCAAGTCGTAGGTCTCTGTTGTAGCCAGTTTTGCGTGAATTCTATCGTGGCTGGCGCCGATCAAGACTTCGTCATTCCTAGAGATCGCGGTCGCCTGCAGAAGACCTAGGCCCAGCTGCACTCGCTCAGCAGTGTTTCTGCTTGTAATGTTACTCATTGTCACTATCCTCCTCCTGGTAATATTCTAGCGGGTTGTGCCCAAAACTCTTTCCTACATACGTTTGAAAGTCGTCAATGAACTCCTGATCTACGGAGAGCACCTTTATGTCGCCTTCAGTAAGCACTTGATTTATCTCTGAGTACTTGCCCAAAGCCTCTCCATAATTGATTTCCATTCCATCACGAATAATATCCTGGATAGTCTCCCAACCACTCTCGTCGACCACAAAAAGCCCCTCGAGGAAGGCATTACCACCGCAGCTCATGCAGAACTGCAAAAGTTTTCTAGAATTTCTCACACGTGTCCCCACTTTAACTGTTCACCAGTACACCGCTCGCCATTAGGGCCTGAGAACCTCACGAAAAGAGAGCCCTCATGCCTTCCAAAACTCGATATGTAGCCGTGCTGTCTCTCACCGTGCGGGTAGACAAACGTAACCGCACTCCCTAAATCCTCCGGCCTTACGCGCAGGTTCTCAATGTAAACTGTAGCCTCTGCTGGCTTAAGAACGTCGCCTATCAAACTCTTTCCTCCGGATATCTGGTGGGAACGCTATCGAGCAACTCTTGGTAGCGTTTTCTCTGGTCCTCGACGTACTTCTCGATGGAGAGGACTTCGATAACCCCGTCAGTACCTGGATTGTACGGTGGGTTGCACCATTCGAGCGGCGAATCCTTTTTGTAGTACTTTCGCCACTGCCCATCCACCCATGGCCCTTCGCAATCAGTCATAAGGTTATGGAGTGTCGTAGGGTCGTCGGCTTTGGCGACTCTTGTTAAGATCTCTATATTGCTGCTGCGCATGTCGTTCAAATACAAAATAAACACGAATACTCCTTAATCTGAAAACCAGCCGTTACTCAGCATGTCCATCGTGTTGAGAAACTTATGGATCCGCGTAAACTCTTCTTTAGGCGGGTAAACAAAGCCTTTCTTTGGCTTCATGAAGATATCCACAACGCCGCCTTCGCTATAATGAAACGCATAATCCGAAGCCTCCCCCATTGTGAAGGTGGGGTGCTGGTATATCGCATCACGCTCGTCTTTAAACATAAACCCAAATCGCCACGGGACCCCCAAAACGCGCTTCATGGCAATCATGTGCAATGCTGTGGGCCACTCTTTAATTCTGGCGCATTCCATGACAATAACTTCGTCTCCGATCATGCTCATACGGCCACCTCCTCAGTACTCTCTTTCCATAAACCCGCAGTCCGTAAACTCCTCGACGGCATCCTCCCGATCCTCGAACCCCAAGACTATCGCCTCCTTTGCCGTGATCGTGTGGTACCCTTGTTCCTTAAGTCGGGCCGAGATTTGTTCGATCTCGAGCTCTCTCTTGGTCTTCCTCTTTACATGCTTCACGGGATTACCTCATATTGTTAAAGCCCCGAACATATTCCATGACTTCTTGTCTGGCATCGGTATCGGGCAGTGTTCCCAGTATCTTTATGATGTCCAAGGCAGCTATTTGCTTTTCTGACAGTGCTAGTCCGCGGCTTTTTATGACCGTTCCTGTTGCCATCTGTACCTGTGCTGCTGGGGGTCTTACCTCTGCTCTTTGCACGACCACTGCTATCTCTTCCACTTTTTTCTCCTCTACCCTTTTGATCTCCACTGCAGGCCGCGTAGCACGTTCGTACTCATCAATACCCTTTTGGATTCTCTTGTATTTGATCCCAACGAGATCCAGAGCATCTCTCAGGCCAAAGAGCTTTTCAATGTCATCTGCCTTTCGTATCGCCGTAACCAGCGCCATGAAGTCAGGCTCCCGCGCGCCTATCTCCGACATAATATCGCTGATGTCGAGTTGAGGGGCGGTGTCGCTGTTCTTTGAGCAGCACTCAAGCACACGCTCGTATATCGTCGCCTTCTTTTTACTTATCAAACAGTCCTCCTGTATAGTGCAATCGTTCTGTAAATCCTCTGCCGCAGTATTTACGGATTGTATACCACCTTCACTCTTTCTCGCGCACGCCTTCCTAACCACGACTTTAATGTGCTTGGATAACCTCCTATCCACGGTGCGGCCGCGCGGAATCGTTATGTTTTCATCGCCGTTATTGTAGATCGCGTGCTTCGCTCCTTGGCGGTGCAGCGTGAACCCGTGCTCTTGCAGGTACTTGTGCATCTCAAAGAAACGCATGAGGCCCCAGCAATTCTGGCTGCATTTGGAGAAGCAGCGTCTCCCCGCGCCCGGGAAAACGAGCTACTCCTATCCCTGCCTGAGGCTCACCAAACACAGCGATGCAAGCCTTTTGAAGCGGAAGAGGTACGGTCATCTGTACTGGGGGGCCTGATTGGTCTGCCAGAGAAAAACCCACTACCGGCTGCAGCTTTCCGCCGAACATTTCCCGCTTGTAGGTGACCAGCCAACCACCGACAAACCCACCAACGCCTGGGGCCTCTTCTGCTAGCTGGATCCCGCAGGAGCTTTTGAAGCCGTAAAAGAGCGCCGTGGCTTCGGCCTCAAGTATCGGGTCTTCTTTGCTTGGGTCTTCGCCCATTTTTCGTCCTTTCGTGTATAAGTGTGAAATCAGAGATGTAGCCCCCATGAACCTTTTCGACGCCAAGCACCGTCAGCTCGAAAAAGCGTTCAATTTCTTGGATGACCTTTAGATCATAGTTTTCCTCGCCCGCAAACAGGAACTCCGTCGGCACCCATCCTAACGTGGTACCGATATCGCAGTGCCAGAGGACGCCGCTGCGGAGTTGAAATTGTAACCTGGGATTGATTGCTAGGGTGAGAGTTGCTGGCATGGCAGCATCCTGACAAAAATTGGTTATGGTTAGATACAGTATCTAATCCAATAACCTTATACCTTCCTTGCAGAGTTTTTATCGGCTCTTTCTGAGTCCGGCTTTGACTAGTGTGCCAGCTTTTGCAGCGAGATACGGGCCAGGGAATCCCGTTCTGATCTCTTCCCTTATGTCGTCGCGGTAATAGCCTGCCGCAACGCACTCGATGCAGATCTCCCCTTTGACAATTTTGCTTTTCACCCAATACGGATCCTTGCCATGTATCCCACAGTTGTTAAATTTATCGTCATCACCAGTTCTCATTGACGGTCTCCTCTGCTGGGCTGATTTGGTTTGCGGGATTCTTCTGCTCCCCGCACCTTCTTAGGCGGGCAGCCTTTCTTCTGGCAGCCAAGACCTCTTTGTTGCGCTCTCTATACTTCTTGCTATACCCGGCGGACTTGTGGGCCATAGTCTCCTTGTTGCGCCTGTAGTACTCCTTGCTGTACGCAATCTTTCTTTCCTTATGCTTCTGGTAGTAGGTGCGCTGGTAGGCAGCTAGAACCTCTTTGTTCTTCTCGTTATAAGCCTCTCGATTCGCAGCCGCTGTATCCTTATTCTTTTCCTTGTACGTCTGATCCCAAACGCGCCTTTTCTTTTCGGTCATGAGCTTCCTTATCCCGCCTTAACTTCTGAGCGGCCAATAGCCGGTCTTTGTTTCTTTTGTAGTACTCTCTTTGGTACTCGGTTCTGCTTTCTGCGGTTTTCACGCGTTGTGCGGTGATCCTCTTTCTATTGGTTTTGTAGTAGCTTTTGCTCCTCTTTTGTATCTTCTCTTTATTGTCCTCGTTGTACGCCTTGGCTCTAGCCGCTTTCTTAGCTCGGTTCTTCTGTCCGTAAGCTCTGCTTTGAGCGCAAAGCCGCTCCCTGTTGGCAAGGTAGTATGCCCTTGATTTCTTTTTAATTTCAGACTTCGTCTTCTCATAGCGAGCCTTTCTTTTAGCGGCTATAACCTCTTTGTTCTTTTCCCGATAGGCCTTTAGCCGAGCGGCAATAGCAGCCCTGTTCGCTTCATTGTGCTCTTTCTTACGCGCAGCGATCCTGTCTTTGTTTTTAGCAGCGTACTCTTTATCTTGAGCGGCTAGCTTTTCTCTCTTTGCTCTGCGGTAAGCTGCGATTCGATCCTTGTTCGCTTCACGGTAAGCCTTGTTATAAGGGTCTGTCTCTCTCTTACTCAATGTGCGCTCTCGGAGAGGGTCAACACTTCTGCCACTTCCTTGCAGCCCTTGCAACCCATGTCAGGGCAGCTTGCGATGGCTTTCAACCCTCGATCCGCAAAGAGGATGTGGTCGATTAGATCCTTGATGTCGCTGTGACTGATGTTGCACCCGTCCGCCATCTCAGCCTTGATGGAGTCCAGTAGTTTTTTGTTCAACATGCCCCTCTCCTCCAATTATCGCTCGCCGTTCTCAGATCTTACAATGTGCCCAATCTCTTCTTCAAGGTACGGGAATACCATTTCGATGCGCTTGCAGCCAGGGCCGCAAAAGGTCAGCTCGTGCAACCAGTTGCTCCAGTTTTCTGCCACAAGATTCACAAAGGCGGAAGCATTCCCTCGCATGGCAAATCTTTGCAGGTAATCCTGCTTATGCCCCTCGTCGGGGTAGATCAGATAGAAGAACAGGCAATTGTCGAGCAGCGCGTCTCGCACTTCTTTATGTGTGGAGACAAAGATGAACTCGTACTTGCCGATATTCTCTTTGATGTGTGCAATGTAGTTCTCGGGGAACAGAGGGTTGCGCTCCTTCGTCGGCAAGCCGTCCGGACCCTTGCACCAAGAGAACTTGCTGGAGTCTGAGTCCAGTGCTATATCGGGGTTTTCCTCAACGAAGGTTGTCTTGCCGGTTCCCGGAAAAGCTGAGATAATTCTAGTTCGCATACTCTCTCCTCGAAAAGTGCCTGATTACTTCCGTAATGCCCCTACATCGCTCTTACTTGCTTTTGGCGAGGCGACAAGAGAGCCCGATATGTCTATGTCGCCGCCTTCGCCAACAATATTCTTAATCGCTGGCTGAAACACGATCTTAGCCTCAAGAACGTAGAACGGATCCACGCCCTTTGCCTCAAGAAACTTCTTCAAGGCGAACTTTTCAGCCACGCGCCGATCGTTGGTCGATGCTTTCATCTCGTCGATGGGTACGACATCTCCGAAAAACTGTCCTGGCTCGGGTTCATGGTTTCTGCAGACAAAGTAGTGGGTGCTCATTTGATCTCCATTGCGCGATTGATTTCGCTTTTTATCATCACAAACGCACGAACCGCTTCCTGCAGGTCAGCATCGCTCGAGACTGTCTTTCCGTTGTAGGTACACTGCCCGTCGCTGCTAAAGACAAGGCTATGTCCGGGCATTTGGAAGTTATATCGAGTGTTCCCCGGTGGCCCGAAACTAACCCGGCCGGATGGAAGAGCTCCTTGCGGGACCTCCTCAAAGCGCTCTTTGCCGGGTGAAATCGTGGAATCAAAATCAACCACCGTGCGGTACCACTGCGTCTGATCCTCGCCATCGACGCGCCGGTAGATAACCAAATCGCGGCCCTCCCCGTTACCGCTTCTGGCAATACCAGTGACCCGGTAAAGATGCCCCTGCTTATAATGCCTATACACGCCTCCGACTTCGACGCTCACGTCAACCCCACTCTGGTAAAATATTCAAGATGCTGTAAATACCGTTAACAGTAATTTACGGGAAATTCAGCAGAAACTTGCTGCGGCAAAAGGGGGCACGTAAACTAAAAGGATCGGCCAACTCGGAGAACGCACCATGAGCTTTAAAAACCCGCTTACGATCACCGTGGTAATTCCTGCTTTTATGGGGGAGCTGATCGACAACTTCGATGAGGCGATAGTGCAGCTGTCGGGCAGTCAAGGAGCGGATTGGAACGATGGGGCAGCATACCTCAGATTCATATACCTGCACGGCATGCTAGCTTCCTGCCTCTTCGGAGTCGATGCCCCAGAGCCGCGAGAAGCATTCGCGCTGGAGATCTCCAAGCGGCTCGACGCGCTTGAAGAAACCATGAACCCGCGCGACGCGTCTCAGGACCACTAGGAGTATCCGCCTCCGACGTCAACCGCATCAATCGTATACCGACGGCTTTTACCGGCATAGATATCGGACATCAGCTTTGCATAATGCAAAGAATGAAAGAAATCGTCCGGGTCCGACGGGCGGTGGTCGTACTTCACCTCGCGCCGATACTCGATGTATTCGGTGTAGATGCCGAGAATGTCCCTGGCGAAGTACTCGAAGTCTTTCCATCTCGGGAATTCCACCAGTCCGTGCTTGATGTCAAAGAAGAGCTCGGAGAGCATGAAGTTTCTCTGCAGATGGAACCGCTGCCCGAGCGGATCCCACTTAAGCCGTTGCTTGAGTTTTGGCAAATACTGAAACTGGGCGACCCGGCTGACGCCGAGCATGCGGACGAGCACGTTGTTCACGCCCCAGCCATGGCCCCAGTCTACGCCTGTCACCTTGACGCCTAAGAGGTTTGTGACCCGGGCAATGTCCCGCACGACGAAGTCTGGGTCAATATCGCGCCCCTCGTATTTGCGGATGTAGAGGACCTTCCACTTCTTCTGATTCACATACCCGCCAATTGTATGTACCGTGTAGGACGCGTTCCTGACCTTCCCAGAGGGACTTTTCTCGGCGCCGTCATTTCCCTCGCCCCAATCCACCCCGCCCGTCAGAGCATATCTTCCGGCCTCGTGGATGGCCTGCTCGGTTCCGGCCTGGGTCCTCAGGTCCCAAAGTCCGTAGTCGCCGCAGACCTCCATCAGCTCATCACGCGTTATTGGCTTACTCGCGCTGTCAAAGGACAGGCCCAGGACCTCGTTGTTGAACTGGCCAAAGGGGTAGTTGTCCCGCTTCCAGAGCAGCTTCTGCCATTGGGCGTCGATGCCCGTAATCCAAGGCACCATGAGCTGGGGGATGCGGTATCCCTGAATGGCTTGACCCTTCTGAAAGGAGACCCACTGCCCTAGCGGCGGGTGTATGGGCTTCGCGCAGCGTTTGCACACGGGCCCTGGTGGCAGCTTGTAGGAGGTGTAGAGCTCCGTAGGGGCGACATTGGTCTCGTCCAGGAAATTCCACTTTCCGCAGCTCTGGCAAGGCACCATCCACTCGTTCTGGGTTGTCGAGTTCCAGTAGAGCTCGATCGGGTTGTCGTGGGACTTGGGGGTCCCCGCCATAAGGTTACTGGCATCCGGAAAATGGGAGGTACATTCCATGATAACGGGGATCTCTGTAGTCAGGAAATCCTGAATCTCGTCCAAAGCCAACACCCGGGCTGAAATCCCGCGAGTTCTATCCGCAGACCTGAATGCTGACCGAAGGAAGATGTAGCTGCCGTTGGTGAAACCCTTCTCGAAGACCTGGGTGGAGACGGAGCTGTCCTGGAAGTATTTTTTGATGTAGGGGCTGCGCTCTATGGATGGTCTGAGTTTCTCGTTGCTGAACTGTCTCGTCTGTGTGTGGGACGGGGAGACGTAGAGGCTCTTGTTGTACGGGGTGACGACAGAGGTGATCGTCAGGTTGTTAGCGAGGTACGTCGTTTTTTCTACCTGTCTCGCGGTCTTAAGAAGGACTCGCTTATGGTTCGAGTCGTAGAGTGGCCTTAGATAGCCTCTTCCAGTGAAATCGAATTTGGCCCCATCCAAGAAAATAAGGTTTCTGACGAAGTCCGACTTTTTGGCCTTGAAGATTTCCCGCAGAGTTCCGTTCTTATTGACTGCCCTTGTGACGCATGCGACTGATTTCTCGTCCGGTAGCGCCGGACTGTCGTGGTAGGCCGTCTCTTCGTCCTCATCTTCGCCCTCAGTGTTACAGTTTGAAATCTCGGTTTTCACAGGCCACTCCTGATTTACTTATTGTAATTAGATAGTTAAAAGACACGCCATAAAATCCGTTACATTTTGCTTTTTTTCTGTAACGTTTCCGTAACGAGTGAACGTCTTTTACACCAACGGTTTCAAGCCAAATGTTACAGCTTACAGAAAATTGTGAAAAACAGAGCTATGTATAGAGAAAAAACAATATTTCATAACGTCGTTATGGCGTATATAAAAGTACAGAAAAATAAAAAGCCTCATACGCGTAGTTGGATTTAGCTGTAACATCTGTAACAATGTAACAACAACTGACTTCTTGAGACTAAGTTATTATATTATATGCACTTTCTTCCTTTCACGACCCTCACGGGGGCGTTACAGTTTTGTTACAGTTTTTAGGCGATTTGTAACAAAGCTCTCGCAACCAGCCGACCCCGCCACCCGAAAATGGATGTGGGGCATGTCAATGCGGCCTATGTGGTCTTGGCTTTTATCCGTTCGGTGACTTCACGGAGCGTCTCATCGTCGGGAGCCGCGAACTCAGTGTCCACGAAATCGAACTCCATCTGCAGAGACTGCGACAGATCGGCTTGGTCAGTGGACCTGTACTTTTCGTACTTGTCAGCCAAAACGATTGCCTTATCAATCCACAGCCTGGCCTCTTTGGCAGCATCGGGAGAGTTGACGTCGATCAGGGTCTTGGCTTTTTGGAAGGACTTGGAGAGAAGCCACTGCAGCATGTTGCTGACCGATACGCTCGAGGGCAGCTCCAGCTCGGTCTTTACGACGTCCAGCGTATCGGTCAAAGCCAGGAAATACACGGACTGTTCGCGCGTGCTGACGAGACCTAAATAAGATTTCCAGTCGCGGCGGTGCATGCGTTTGGTGTTCCAAAACATGTCACGGTAAGTTTCGAGGTGATTGTCGCGCAGAGGCGTCGGGTACTTTGTCGCTAAGGATTGCAGCATTTCCTTGGGCTGGACCCCTTTGATAAAGAGCGCGTTGATGGCCAGCCTCAGCATCTGGTCGTCATGGATGCTCTCCATAACCCGCACCGCTGACCTCCGCTCGGCAGTTGCGTAGGGCTTCTCGGCCAGCCAGTAGTCGCGGACCTCCAAAAACCCCATCCAGCGGAGGAACTCGTCGCCGCCCTGGCTCTTATTCTCCAGCTGAGACTTGACCCCTAGCGGCAGAGAAGAGTGGATCAGAGCCCACTGGTCGTCAAGGGTCGCCTGTTTGATTGGCGGCAGCGAGAAGTTCCCTAGCAAGTCATTGACCTCATCGAGATCCACATGACCTTTCGTTGCTAAGAACCGGATGTAGTTGTCGTAAGGTAATGCCATTGCCCGTCACGTCTGCGCTTTTCGAAAAAGCTGCTCGAGAAGCGTAGCGCCATCCGTCTCGGCAGCAAGTCTGTCCACTTCGCGACCGTCCTTCAGCAAAACTACGGTAGGAAACGCAGACACCCCCTGCCTTACAGGCTTCATCGGGTCTTTGCGGACTTCGATGAGCTTCACCCGGACGGTAGGGTATCTCTTTGCAAGACGGCTCATATTTCCCTTAGCCTGCTCACTGCGTGCATCTGATTTCTCCCAGTAGAGAACCAGCACGTGTTTTTTAAACTGCACGGCAGCAGACGTTTTATTACGAAAGCCTTGCCAAAAGTACCGCATACCCTCATCACCTCAGCTCGGAGCAATCTCTTTGGCAGCACGCAGTTTCTCAAGACCTTCGACAACTTCGATCAAGCGATGCATCGCAGTCGAGGCCGCCTCTTCAGGAATCTCTTTCATCCCTACACGGCTCGCAAGAATACAGCTGGCGAGCGTAGAGATAGCGGACTTCAGTTGCGGGATCTTTCCTATGAACTTAGCAATGTTGTCAGGATTTACAAAGTTCAAAGCGAGCAGGGCGTCCACTGTCTGCGCATTATCAATGTAGCTGGCTTCCTTGAAGAGGTTGCGCCGCAGGAGCTTCGCCAGTTTCACGAGTTTCTCGGCGGTGGGCACTTTCTCTGCGTGCTTTTCGGCCATGAGGGGCGGGAAATTCAAATTGTGCAGCTCGGCCTTGCCTTGCACCTGGGCGTGCTTGATCGCGCCCGCGATCTGCTTCTCACCGCATCCGAGAGAGGCGAGAAGAAACTTTGCTTGGTAGCTGTGCAGATTTGTGCGGTCCCAGCCCAACGCGGACGCATACTTGTCCACACCCTTCATCGAGAATTGACCAAAACCTGTGGATAAAAGACTCACGGGACGATCGGTAATCTTGGCCCCGGCTATTTTCACGGCATAGGACTCTGCAGAAGAACTGACAGGAGAAAAGCCGCTCATGGGCACCCATTTCATTCCGCCTGGCAGAATATATTCGCCGTTCAGCAGCGCGATACGGTGCACATCCATCTCATGAGAAAGACGGAGCCGCAAAGGCCGCCCCATAAGGTCTGTGACCTTCAGCGTAAGCGCGCAAGGTCCGTGTGAGGAGACCATGACCACAGTCACCGGGATTGTGCAGAGTGCGTGACTTTCCTCGGGTTGGTAGACAAACGTCCCCGTCTGGCCAATCGCAGGCATTGACCCCTGAATCTTGACCGGCCCATTTTTCAAGCGAATGCCCCAGATTTCCGGCTGCATGGTCTGCATGGTCTTGCCGAGAAATATCTTCAGGTTCACCGCCTTCTGATCAAAGTCGATAACCTTGGGAATCACTTGCCCTAGAACGGTCACGCCGGTGTTCGACATGACCGCATAGCTGTCGAAGGAGTCGGCGCTTTCTGCAATCTCAGAGTCCGTTCGCGCAAGAACCACGTTGTCCTTTGGCGCGGGCAGCATAAGCAATTTCTCGCCATTGCGGTCGACCTCGTTCATAGCGCTGCAGCCTACATCCCCTGTGATCTTGGAGACAAAGCTCATGCAGTCGTGGTAGCTGACGTCGGGGGTAATGGCAGGACTGAAAACCGTATCCGAGTTGCGGAGGATCGTGTACTTGTCAGGACCCTCCCTTCGCAGAACTGCGATGTTTCTCGGGATCAGGCTCTCCTTACCCTGGGCGTATTCGCTCATGTTCACAGCTTGCAGGTTGGCGAGCTTCTGCAGAAGATCGACGTGCCCGTGCTTGCGGAAGGCGACATAGTGGGTGGGGTTAGCCACAAGCCAGGTCTTAAGCTCGGAAGCGTTCTTGATAGTGTCGGCTATGGAATCGAGGATCGGGTAGTTGGCGCTTGCGTAGGCGTAACGGCCGAGTGATGGCGGATAGGTCGCGTTCCAAAGGTTGGCGTCCTCGAAACGACCAAGGCCGCCGTAGGTGGGGTACTCTTCGATTGCTTGAAAGAGCTCGCCCTTTTGGAAGACCGCAGCAAAGAAGGTAGGTGTCAGTGGCAAGAGCCTGCCCTTTGCAATCATCACGTCGAGTGGGAACAGCATGAAGTCTTTGATTATAAGCGGAATGATTGCGGCACGGTCTGCGCCGTTGACGATGATAGAGCCGGTCGCCGTCCCGTTCTCTTCGTCCTTCTTCATAAATTTGACCATAATATTCAGGTCGGTCGACTCGGGGATCCGCTCCTTGAATTTTTGGATGATTTCCTCGGGCCAGACCTCCATTTCGTTGGACAGCTGAGAGAGGGAAACATCCTGGACGTCTGGCGCATCTATGAACAGGTTTGCAGGCATTACCATGATTTGATCTCCATTACATGAAATTCTTTTTAATCATACTAGTTTGCCACCGGGCTGACTAGGAATACCAGCCACAACGCCGCCCGGAGCCCCGACTGTGGCGATCGCACTGCCGTTGGCCATCGTCGTAGCCAGCCACGTGGATTGGAATGCAGTCTCTATCGCCTTGGAAATAGATTTAATTAGCGGTTTGGATTTGGCCATGGGGTCGTCCAGTTTCCAGGCCGGCGGAGTCAGGGTCAGCGCCCACATGTCCGCAATGCCAGAGATAGGCCCACCGGCCCCGGCTGCTGCCAGTTGCGTTGGGATATTCTGAGCCGAGACTGGTCCTGGAGCTACAGGGGTGGCACCGCTGGTGCCGGTATAGTTGAGAGCAGAAAATTTATAGGTCGGCGGCCACGCTCCAAATTTAGTCGACAGCGTCGAGGTCAGGCCCGCGACAAACTGCTTTAGTTCGGGGGAGTCCTTGCCTACCTTCGGGGCCTCTAGCATGAACGGCCCGCCCGTCATGATCCCGCCGCCCCCGATGCCTGCCCACGCGCCGACCCCGGCACCGTTGATCACAAGAGTCCCGAACTGGATGGAGTCTTGCCAGGTCTTCCAGGCCTTCTCCACGGCCTTCATCAGATCCTCAACAAACTTAAGCGCCTCAGGGCCTAGCGGCATCCCATAGGCAGCGACAGCTTGCTTTGCCAGAAGTGCTCCACTTGGTGCCGGCATTATTTTGATACCTTTACGGTTGTGGAGAAGGGGACGAGGGGCGCTCCCGTGAAGGGGGAGAGGGTAGTGGGGTAGCAGAGCACGTTGTCGGTTGCTCCTGGACCCGCATCAATATTAACGGCACCCTTTGCTTTAATGTCGACCGGGCCGAGAGCTTCGATCTTAACAGGACCCATGGATTTGATATCGACGCCAGCTTTGGCATCGAGCGTGATCTTGGTAAGTGCGGTGAACTTCATATCACCGGAGTTCGAGATCGAAACGGTCCCCCCCGGTCCCTCCAAAATGATGGCCCCCGTCGCCTTCACATCCACTTTTACCAAAGGATTCTTAAGCTGGAAATCCCCGGTCACCGACGCACTGATATCTATCGTCGGATTCTTAAAAGTAAACGCGCCTGCAGCACTGAGCTCGATTGTGATTAACTTATTTACGCTTACTTTAGCCGCACCTGTGGGGGAAATATCAAGCTCAAAGTTAGGGATGGGGCCAGATTTAAAACTGTATGAGCCATCTGGGCCGGTTTTGGTGTGGACACCGATAGGGCTGCCCAGCGGCAATGGCGGCGTAACGTGGGTCTCCACAACGCCGAGATTGGATATCGTTTCTGTGTAGGACGGAAGTGTGACCCCTTCGACGCCAGGTATGCCCGGACCCACCTGACGCTTGTAGATCGTGGTCAGGTCAACGCCTCCGCGGGCTTCTGTCATCACAATGGAGCGAATGATATCCCTTCTATATTCGGCCTTGTGCGCGGTCAACTGAGTAAGCGGGTCGATCCTCCAGTCCTGAAAACCGCCGTCAGCCTTTAACTGGTAGCGCTGGCACAGATCGAAAATGGCGCCGCCTTTTGGGATCATGATGCGCTGCAGCGTGGTCGCGGAATAGATCTCGATGGCCCCGCTGGCCTTGACCGTGATTCTGTTGCCGGCAACAGTCGCGATAATCTTGTCGCCCGCGATCAGTTTCGTCGGCTCGTTGCCGGTAACAAGCGACCCGTTTCGTGACATCGGCTTGAAGTAGCCGAAGATAAAAGCCTCGCCCTGCACCCAAAACACTAACCCTAGTGAATTAGGCCTGGGAATAGAAGTGCTCTCATCTCCCTCAGGATTGGAATCCATGTTGATCCACTGCGCATCCGGTATATATTGGTCATCAAGAGTACCCTTACCGTGAAAAGTCACAACTGTGCATGTGCGCGCTTTCGCGTCGACGTCGACAACGCGTCCGAAGGCGATGCCAAAAGCCTGCTCAATGCGGTTGGGGTGGTCCATTTCGTAGAGCGAGCGGTCCCTGAACATCTTGGGCCTCCGGCGATAGTCGAGAAGGTGATTGGGCTGAGTATACACTGGCAATATAGGAGCATCCATGGCATCCGTAAACAAGGCTATTATCCTAGGCAACCTTGGGCAGGACCCTGAGCTGCGCTACACCACCGAAGGCAAGGCTTACTGCGTGCTAAGTGTGGCCACGAACGAAGAGTGGACCTCCCATAGCGGGGAGCGGCACAAAGAGGTCGAGTGGCACAAAGCCATCGTCTGGGAAAAGGTCGCAGAGAACGCAGCCAAGTATCTCAGCAAGGGCAGTACGGTTTATATAGAGGGAAGAACGAAAACCCGAAAGTACACGACAACTGCCGGCGAGGAGCGCGCGGAAAAGCAAATCCAGGTGGACCCCTTTGGGCTGAAGTATCTGGAAGGCTACGGCGAAGCGGAGAAGAGTGTGATAGGGCAGGTAGCTGAGGAAGCCCGCCAGCCGTCTCCCCAGGAAAGGGCTGCGCCAAGAACCGTGGGCAAAGGGCCCGTGATCAAGCCGAACACAGCGGCAAAACCCAATAGCACAGCTCAATTTGATGCTTCTACGGACGATATTCCGTTCTAGGTGACACCTCCGATCACCCGTTGTAAACACTGGCCCTTGCAATTTTCACAGGCACTCAATAGTGTTTGTCTTTTACCCAAAGAAAGGGAACCCCATGAATCTAGCAGAACTGACTTCGATCGTCGCACAAGGTGCTGGCATCCCAAAGGCCACTGTTCGAGAAATCATCAAGCTGACCACCCAAGCCATTCAACTGGAAGTCGTTCACGGAGGCAGGGTCTCGCTGGTGGGCTTCGGCTCGTTTCACCCGACCGTTCGCCGCGCCCGTGTCGGACGCAATCCCCAAACAGGCAGTGAAGTCAAGATCGCTGCAGCGACTGTGCCCCGATTTAAGGCCGGAAAAGAATTTAGAGACCTGGTCCGCAACACACCAAAAAAACGTAAGTAGTCACGAAAGCCGGGCCCGGCTTGCCCGGCTAATCTTCGGCCCGATTGCAGTAGAACGATCCTGCCTCCAGCGGTATGCTGAATAAGAACCAATCTCCTTACGAAGTGCGCATGGGCGAGTAGGCAGTCTACTTACGGGAGGCGTTGTGCTTGGAATTACGATGACGCTCATGAATGTTTGCGGTCGGCTGGCTGATTTCGCCTGCCGCTGCAAGTGCCGCATCACCTCCCATGAATGGCGCCGCCTTGGGGAGGGGGATGAGGACGCGTGGATGCGAGGCACAGTGCCCCTCGAAACGGTAAAGCGAATCGAAATCTGCCGCTGCTGCCTTTCCGTTCGGTACGCGAACGAGAAGCCGGGAGGCACCCATGGTAAGACTTCTCGGTGATTGGCAGAGAAAGCCGCTTCCGATTGAGATTATGCTTGTCGAGATGGGCTGCTACCCCGAGCACTACGGGTTTAGGGCCGTGATAGGCACAGAGGGTAGCCTTCTCTTTGATCTCAGGCACGGAGGCAAGCTCACCACGTTGACTGTCAGCCTCGTAGATAGCGACAAAGACTCCCGCTGGATCTGCCTTGTGATCAAGAAAACCCCTGAGCCGCCTTCGTTTGCCGACGTCGCCTACGCGCGGAAAGCAGTCTTCGGCCATCGCCTATCCATAATCGTGCACTCTAGCAGCACAAGCCCTACAGAGCAGCAGGCTGTGACACTGTGGCACCCGCTGCAGCCGATCAACATCCCACCACCGCTAAGACCTTAGACTACGTGTCGAGAACCCATCCCAAAACGCAACTTTTTTGATTTCTGTGCCCGGGAAGGGTATCGCCTGCATATTTTTCTCCTCCAGAATCCTGCGCATGTGCTTAACACCATGTCTGCTTAGTCTCATTTTACCGTACCGGAATTTAGGTACTGCATGTTCCAGGAGGTGCTTCGTATTGTCCGCCTCACGCAGTCCATGGAACAGCCTCTTTGTTGGGCTGTACCCCTTTTTTGGGAGAGATGCCAGTGCATTACTCTCCTCTAGGATGACTCTGGGGTCGGCATGAGAACCTGCCCACAGGGTTTTGGCTTTGCCAAAACTTTTCCTCTCTGCCTGCTCATGTAGATGCATTATCCGGTTCGTCATCTCTCTATTTTTCGGGTTCCAAGCAGCAGGCAATTTCATTCCGGGTGCAAGTACCTCAAGCATGTCGCCTTTGGCGAAAGTTTTTAGATTCGCCTGTGGGTGTGAAGATACCGTGCCTTGAGCATTCATCATATGCCCCGCCCTCCGGAGCGGATCGCCCCCAGCGCTTAGCTTGTCTTTACTAAGACTTATAAATTTTTCCTTCGGTGTCCTACCCTCTATGTGCGCGTTAACGGACTCTGTGTTGAGTTTCGGGGCCCGTCTGATAAGTTTGTCCTTAAACCTCCCCATAGCTGCGCGAGCCGTCGCGAGGTTGAGCGCTCTTTTCTCGAAGCCATCCCAAAAGGCACTCTTCTCATGAAGGCCGGCAGCCCGCTCCTCTTTCTGCTCTTCTTCGGACTCAGCACTCTCCTGCTCTGGTGTTTCCCTGTCCTCGTGTTTTTGCAAGAGAGCTTTCAGATCGGATTTGCTTGGTTCAGTCATCGCGTTTTTCTCCCTCTCCAGGCGGTCCTTTTTCCTATTCAAGTACCCAGCCGTGGCCAGGGTCATCGCTAGCGGTGCAGCTAAGTAGCTCCCAAATGCGGCAGCAAGACCTGGCGCAGCCCGGAGTGCGGCCTTAGCCCCGCCCCTGTGCTTTGCCAGCATCCCGAGAGCCCGTAACGAAGCCCCGCCCTCTTCGATAAGGTTCGGTGCATGCATAACAAACGGCACATACGGGGCTATCTTGTCCCCAGTCTCGCTATTGGCGAGGAGCAACCCAGCCTGCGCAGGAACCATCAAGCGCCTCCCTGCAAACATAGGTCCGAGCTTGAGCAACGCAGACCGCGCGCGTTTTCTGTCCGCTGGGTTCGTGAGAGTGCCGCTGAGATACTGTCTAAGAGGGCCCTCTAATTTTTCACCGCCCCCAGTGAAACCGCGCATAGAGGTAGCATGCCCCAACTCGTGAGCGAGTGTTCCGGCAGTAGGCGAGAGCTCCGTTTGAATAGCGTTTTCGAGCGGCATGAACGCCCCACTCGCCCGAAAGTTGGGCCTATAACTAGTGGTTAGGCCTTTGTCGCGGCTAACATTCTTCATAAAGCTCTCCGCCTCTTCTGGTGAGAGTCGCGAGTCGAGCTTTTCTAATTGATTCATCGCGCCCACTGCGCCTACGGCGCCCAGGTATCCAAAGAGGTTCCCAGTCGCAATTGTACCAAGGGCATTTGCCGACCGGCCCCAGATGTTTAGAGGCTCTCTTTTCTTTTCTTTTTTCGCTTTTTTCGTAAAGCCTACTAGAAAGGGGCCCATCGCAGTCTCCTATACAGGCTTGCTGCCCTGCTGTTTTAGAATATCCAGAAACTGCGCGTTCAGCGCATCCTTCTTGCCGGAGAGCATGCTGAGATATTGGTCGACCCCCATATTGGCCTCTTGACCCAGAATCTTTTGGGTAAATGACTTGGGTATGGTCGACTGGAATCTTTGCACCAGCACGTGCCGCTCGGCCTCTGGAAGGTGGTCGTGGCTTTTGTAGCGAATTCCCCGACCCTCGGCCTGCTCGAGTCTGGCATTGTTCCAGTGCGGCTCTAGCAGTTGGATGAGTTTAGTCCCTTTCAGATCCAGGCCCTGGGACCCTGCGCCGGAGATGAGCAAGACTTTCACTTTGCCAGTGTTATAGTCGTGAATCATGGCTTTTCGCTTGGAATCGGAGAGGCTCCCGTCAAAGATCGCATGGGGAATCCCAGACGACTTGAGTTGGTCGGCGTAATCGCGGACACCTGCGTCAAGGTAGTTTGAATAGACAAGCCCCCTGAAGTTCTTGTCTTTAGCGTTCAAATCTTGAAGAGCCGTCACCGCCCTCTGGATCTTAGGAGAGGTCTCCGTCCCGCCAAAGGACTTGGTGCTATTGGCTACCTGCCTCGCTCCGGATAGGAACGCGTTCAATTGGGTAGCCTCGGCTTTCGATGGGGGGAGGCCGCGCTGAATCTTGTATTTGAGCGCAGGCCCTGCCTTTTTCATGACAAAGTCATAGTACTTCATTTGCTCACTGCTCATGGGGACGTCGATGCTTTCGTGGGTGACGGCCGGGAAATTCTCTTTGGCCGGCGCGTGGTAGTCGACGTAACCCTGGACGAGTGAGGAGAACTTGTCCGGGTTTTTGATCTTGTACTCCACCCCGTTCTTGGCGCCGTGAAAGATCCTGGCCAAGATTCCGGGACTCACTTTCTGCTCGGAGATGTATTGCTCGTTGAACGCCTTTGGGTCGGTCGGCACCGCATCGTCGCCGCGCACCATTCTGAGCAGCGGGGCGATTTCGTATGGGTGGTTTCGGATTGGGGTACCTGTCAGCAGAATCCTCTTTTTGTACTCAGGGGCTTTTCTGAGCAGTTCCTGACTTCTCATCGAGCCAGGCGTGCCGAGCATATGCGCTTCGTCCACGATCAAGGTATCGCCCGTTGCAGGAGTCTTTACCGCCTTATCGTAGCTCATGATATTGGGCTTGTAGCCGGTCGTGTGCTTTTGCACCTCCTTCTGGAAATTTCCGCGAAGGCTGGCAGGCACTACGACGTCGGTTTTTTCGCCTTGCGAAGCCGCAATTCCTGATAGGCTCTTGCCGCTGCCGAGGCCGTGGTAGAGGAGCAGCCCCGGTTTTTTCTTGAGGCGCTCTTGAACTCTGAGCTGGTGCGGCTCTAGTTTCGTGGATTCACGGAGCTTTGCCTGCTTCAGAAAGCCTCGCCAAAATGCGTTCATTTCAATCCTCTTTCAGCTCGGGATATTTCTGATGCACAGCAGACCGCACAGCGGATTGCTCAGAGGGGCTCCCATTCTGAGCTACTCGGGCCAGCGCATTTCGCGCATGATTGATATCGTGGATGGGGTAGCGTCGTTCGCCAGGGAAGACGAAACTGTCATCGGTCAAGGCATTACGCGCCTTGCTTGTCAGCTTTCTTGCGGCCTTCTCGAACCCGTCCCAGAAGGCCGTCTTCGTCCGAGTCCTGGCAATAAAGCGGCGCACCGCATCCTCAGGAACGTCACCCACTAGGTGATCGACAGGACGACCGTTCTCATAGCGCACCAAAAAGGGAAGAGAGCGGATAAGCTGACCATCATAAGTCGGAGGCGTTGTGGCCTTATCTACATCGACTTCCCGGACTTCAACGCTATCGGCACCCTTGTGCCTGTCCAGCTTCTGCTTCACGCTGCGCGAGGCTTCAGACCAGGTGCCGTGGTAAAAAATTACATAATCCATCAATACTTACCGTCCTTTCCTTTGCCGAACGCCACGCCCTGCGCAAATGCCGGGATAGGGTGATATCCAGAAGTATCCGTAGACCAGCCTTGGCCAGCGCCGAGAGTCAGCGCCTTCTGAAGCTGCTGGTAGCCAAGCGAGCCCATCCAATCCTTACTGAGGAGCGGCAGCGTTTTGAGGGATTTTAGCAAAGGCGCATGGATCAATGGGTCTTTTTTAATCGTGAGCTCTTTAATGCCACGAGCTCTCATAACATCAGCATCGGCCTGCGTTACGGTATGGCCTTCACGCATGCCCTCCGTTGCCTTGCTGAGCTTATAGCCGACCGCGTCCTCTGGGGTTTTAGTGACCTCAAGATTGCGGTTGTAGTCCTGAGCTACGGTGTAAGGGATAATATCCCCCGGCAGATAGCCCGTGTCTTTGGGGTTGTTCTGAACCTGAGTCGTATTGCCCAAGGAGCGCACGACCGTCTCAAAGATCTTTCTGTGCAAATGAATGCCCTGTCCAGCGTAGGACTTCTGCAGCTCGCTAGCGATGTAGTCTTGCGCCGCGTCCATCCCCTTGAGCTTCACGAGGTCCTGTGGCTTCACCACGCCCTCTGAGAGCGGATCGCCGATAGCTACCCTGCTGCCCACAGAAACTTTGAGCGGCTTGCCTGCAGGCACATGGTAGACAGAACCTTCAAGCGTCACATCAAATCCGCCGCCGAGGCCCTTGGTAATCTTCGAGACCTTGCCGTCCTTGGCCGCAAGAGGTGCAGCGCCCACCACAATCTTCGGCATCTGCAGGAGCTGATTGACTCGCGCATAGCCTTGAGCATCAGCGCCTGTGCCCGCAGCCCCGCCAGTATGGAACGTTCGCATCACCATCTGTATTAATGGCTCGGACATCGTCTGCCCTGCCTTCGAGCCGATATTGTCGCCAACCGACGGCGCCCCACCATGCTCGTCTATGCCGTAGCATTTGGCGCAAGTGCCCTTTGGTGCCCGGCAACGCAGCGGACTTCGCACCTTCACTTGCAAGAGCCCGTGTTTTTTTAGATCCGAGAGGACACGCGCGTCCACTAGCGTATTGTGCGAGTAGCCGCCCTGGTCGCCGGCCATGTACCGATCGAACACATCTTTGTCGTCCAGTTTATGGGTAACCCCCTCATGGGTTCCGCAGTCTTCCATGGAAACCACGTTGTTGATCGTGGTCGCCATTATGTCTTTGGAGAATGCCCCCGGCAGCGAAGTCTGGATTGCGCGATCCATCATTCCGCGACGAGCCCCGTACATGGAGATCCAATAGTCCCCGATATCCAGCCCTTCGGCGTAAGACTTCTTGATCGCTGTTGGGACAATCCGGCCCTTCTCATCAGACATAAATAGCGGAGAGGCAATGATCTGCCTGAGCTGACTGCTGTTGCCGCGCGCACCAGACTGAACCATGTCGTAGAGAGGGTTGTCCTTTCCTACCAGCTTATGGTCAATCATCTTATCAATGAGGGAGGACGCGCGCTTGTTGATCGACATCAGCTCTTCTGGGGTCTTGGCCTTCTTCGCAGCCTTATCCGCAGCATCCACAATCCGGTCCCGTGTCGCACCAAATTGGGCGATATCATCCATGCCGAGAGTAAAGCCCCGCTCAAAAGCGTGCTTCTCACCCTCAGCCTTAAGCGCCGCAACGATAGTGCCGTATTGATTTGCGGGCAATTCTTTCGCAAGCGCCATCGTCAGCGTGCCCGTAGCTTTCTTGTCCAGCATGGCCGAAATCTTATACTTATCGGGCAGAAGAACATTTATTCTCTGCCTGCCCGCTGGGGTCTGCGAGAGGTAGAAAAGCCCGATCTGCGCTTCCTGAGAAGGTTGGATCATGAGCGAGCCTGTGCCGGGTTGAAACAGGTTTCTAGAAGGCAAAAGCCGAGCGGCCTCCTTGTTTGCGTCCTCGCTGACAGGAACGTGCACAGTCATGGTATTGTGGGTGAAAAGCCCATTCTGCACGAGAAACATCTCGCCACGCGGGACCGTAAAGTCAAACATAACCTCTTTCCTCGGAACCTCCGTGATGCTCAGCACCTGTTCCCAGCGAAGACGCTCGTCCTTGACAAGACCCGCCCACTTCAAAAAGTAGGGTGAGGCCAGAGCTCCGTAAGTATGGATGACATCAAAAGCTATATGGCGCGAGACAAACTCTTGGTTACCTTTAAAATGATCCATGGCGGAGATTTTCCTGCCAGGGTTTTTCGCCCTCCATTCGGCGACTGCTGCTTTATCAGTTTTTGAAAGGCTTTTGTGCCTATGGCCTATGGCGACGACTTCGTCGAGCAGTGCTTTTGAGAACGGCACAATATCGTAATCGTCCCGGTGCCGGCGGCTATCTTTCACCCGCACCGCCTCAGCCAACTTTTCCTGTTTTTTGCTTAGGACCGGCTGGAGTGTAGCCATACAGGACTTTCGCAGCCTCAGAAGGTGGCCGGTCTGCCGGCCTTCGTGGAGGCATTCAGCGAGGTACGCGTCAAGGCCAACAGAAGACATGAGGTAGCGAAGGGACTCGACATATGGGAAGTTACACATCTCAAGCCGAGCTTGGTAGTTACCGTACGCGTCTGGGCCAACGCTGCCTTCCGCCTGAAATACTCCGCGTACGTAGGCGAGCCTGACTGCGTGTGGGCTGTTGAAGATTTCCGTCGGAATTTTTACGCCGGCAAACCCAGCACCGCAGTTTTCCGTAAACCAGTTGCAAAGCTCTTTGCTATAGAGCCTCGCAATGCAATCCTTATGGAGCTTTGTACCTTGGAGCTTTGTTCCGAAATTAAAGCGGCGACGCAGAATGCCGCAGATATGCTCCATGACGACTGGGTCCGTGTCGCAGAAAGAAACCGTCGCGTCCGACGCGGACCCGTCTCCTGCGTAAAAGCCAAGAACCCACGCCATCTCCTCGTCAAGTCGATGCGTGACGTTCGAGATCTTTAGAGTTTGGATGTTGCTAGAGCCTATGTTGGGCAATGCTTTCGGCAGCAGCACCCCAGGCCGCATCACCTCGGTTTTTACGCAGCACAGATCGAACGCCTCATTGATATAGCTGAAGTTGTGGTGCTCGGTCGTGATCACGCGGGTTCCTGTATGAGTCAGTACCTCATAGCAAGGCCCGTGAGACGTGTGGACAGTAAGGCGCTGAACATCGGTCCATTCTGGGCTTCCATCTATCATTGACATTGTCTGCAACCTCCCCCCAGCAATCTCGTAGATCGCTGTAAAACCACGGGCCTCAGCCACCATCTCGTCGATAGTTTTACCCGTGACCATTTCAAAAAGATTGCCGGCAACGAGAGAGTAATAAACCCAAAGGGGCTCTTGAGTCAACTCATTTTTATTATACCTGACGTTAATAATGGTAGTAATATCAATGGAATCCCCATTGAAATCTGCATTAAATCCCTTCACTATCAGTGGCGGGATCTTCAGCGCCTTGCCATCGGTGATCTTCGGCTTAAACGCCATGATCGAAAACTTATGAAGTGACGGCGCCCTGTTCAGAAGAACGTGCCGCGTGCTCATGACTATTTGCAGAGCTCGCTTGGCAAGCGCTGATTTCTTTTTGATCTCCTCTTTTGCCTGCAGCGGATTTTTTCCCATGCTTTTAAGCTCACGGACGACAAATGGCTCAAAGAGTTTCCAGGCCATCTCCTCAGGCATCGCCATCTCGTCGATGCCAAGGGAGGGCTCGGGAATAATAGTGCCGCGCCCCACAAAATCCTGCTGCTTGCTTAGGAGCTTACTAATGAAAAGGCCCTCTTTGGGCTGACCGCCCGTGCCGCCCTTAATCTGCGCGATGAGGCCGTCCTTAACTTTGCCTTTTGTGGTCACGTCCATCAGGCCCGCTACACCTTTCACATGGTTGTAGAGATCCTGCCGGATATTGGCCTTTTCCTCTTCCGGGAGAAGAGACATGACGGGCAGCTGCATCATCGAATTGACGACGCCCAGCTTTTGATAGAGGGTGTTCACATCCGAGCTGGCCATGCTCCCATCTGGAAGCGGGTAGATGGGCCGATAAATCGGCGGCAGCACAGCCACATTGCGGCGGATATACGCTTCGTGGGGTTTCATGTTCAGCGTCTTGAGCGCAGTAAGGTAGCGAAGTTTTTTGTTGGCATCATTCAGCTTTGTGCCAGTGAAGCCCGCGGCTTTTTTCGTCAGGCTCTCCAGCTGCGTATCGACATCCACGTTCTTTAATAGGCGCTCAATGCCGGCACCGGCAGTCAGGCCGCCAGCACTGCCTTTGCTAAGGGAGCCATCTTTTTGCACAAAGAGCTTCCCGCCGACGACTTCGTCAAACTTACCAGCAAGGCCAAGAAGGTTTCGGGCAGCGTCCTCAAAGACTGGATTGACTACGGGCTCCTTCAGGTCCAGATGCCCCCACTTCTTACCGGCGATACCACCAAAAGTCCGGGTATCAAAGAACCCGCCCTTAACCGGCTGAAAATCTTTTGCATGATAAAAGTGAGGCTTCATGACCGCACCCGAAGACATCTCAAGTGCGTGACTGTCGGTAAGCGGCCCAAGTGTGGACTTGGTGCCGTCTTTGGTAACGTCTATACCAGCGCCTTTTAAGTAGGCGATAAACTTATCGTAGATGAAGGGCGCTTTAGGCGGCGGCAGCTGCTGGCCCCCACGTAGAGCCGTCCAATACTCATCGTTCTTATTACTTTTAAGCGTCGACATCTCTTGCAGGTTAGCCCTTGCCCCGTGCGAGAGCATGGAGTACATCGTCAGAAGATCTAGGCTTTTTGAGCCTTCTTCTCCTCCAGCTTTAACGGGCTGCATATTTGCGTCGTAAGTAGCTCCAGGTCCCCCTTGCCGAGCTGAAAAGTTACCTGCGGATTGTTTAAAGAGCTTAAGTATATATGGGTTTCCAACGTGGACATCGCCGAGACTCTTACCTGTTTCAGGGTCGAAGAGTTCTTCTTTATCCTTAATGCCTGACTGCTTGAGAAACTTTCGAGTTGTCCCAAGGTAATTTTGCCCTGTGAAGTTCTCGACTTTGTAGGGGGCACCGTTTTTAAGTGCGGCTTTTCCGGCGGCTGACTCATAGATTTGCCCGATATTGATCCGGCCGATAACACCATGAGGGTTGAGTAGGATATCGACCGGCTTTCCGCTTCCATCGCGGGGCGTCTGGGCATCCGGAAGGATCTTAGTAATGATCCCCTTGTTGCCCATCCGGCCAGAGAGCTTATCGCCAATTCTCGCAGCTTCTTCAGTTTTTATGAAAACGGAGACCGAGCCAGTCCCTCTTTGGACTTCTGTGACAGTCCCTTCGTCCTCAGCAGTCCAGTAGATACTGGCATCTTTTGGCCTTTCTGCAAGTGTCTTGCTGATGACCGCGATGCGTGCGTCTGGGTTTCTCTTTTGCAGAGCGGCGATGATCACCTCACCTGTTTTAACACGCTGACCCTTCTTTATAACCCCATCCGAATCGAGCTTGGCCGCATTTGCGGCAGTGATTGCGTTGGGGTAGAACGCGCGGAACGAAGGCAGCTTCATTATGGAGTTCTTGGAAATCTCGTAGGTTTTCTTATAGATGTGCTCGCTTGTCAGCTTTTCAGAGGCGGACTGTGAGATGACGATACCGTCCTCAAAGTTGTAGCCCTTATAAGGGATGTAGGCTGTGCGGAGGTTTATGCCCAACGCAAGAGTGCCGTCTTTGGTGAAGTTGCTCTCAGCTAGAAGCTGGTCTTTGGCTACCGTGTCGCCCTCTTTGACGAGTGCGGTATGGTTAAGAAACGACTTCCTGTTCAGCGTGAAGTTGTTGTAGAGGTTGACCTTGACGTCGCCCTTGGCTGTCGCAAGCAGGATACCGTCTGCAGTCACTTTTTTAACGGTCCCCGCATCCGGCGCATGTGCCGCAATATTATGCCCTACCAGCTGCTCCATGGAAACATCGGGGGCGACGCCCACCTGAACAAGCGGGGCCTCACGATGCTTGAGACCGATCGCTTGCTCGAGCATTTTGGAAGCCATCATAGCCCGATTGCCTTGATTCGCCGGCAGAAACGGGACAAGGTTGGTCGACGGTGAGAACAGCATGGTGGCGCTCGGCGTGTAAAAGTCCACCTTTGAGCGGGGCACAGTTTGGATTGCGCCTTGGTGCATAACCTTTAGCGAATCGCCTGTCTGCCCAGGAAAGGCCACGTACTTCTCCCAGCTTTCGACAGGGGTTAAAAGCTCTCTTTTACCAGACTTGGCGTTATCCAATTGGACTCTTAGGTCCTTGCCGTCTTTCACCACACCCATTGGTAAATGCAGGTTTACGCCGATTTTTTGACTTTCTGGCGTATGCACTGGGTCAATGAACCCGTAGTGCGAAGGATGGATCTGCCGCGTCTCGTCTTTGATTCCGTGTTGCGAGGTGATCCCGCCTGAACCCATGAAGCTAGCCCTGTATGCACCGGAGAGCATTTCCAAGGGATTGGTCTGCTCGGGGGTGGACGATTTATCATCCTGCGTAAAGAAACTCTGCACGACTCCGCTGAAGAGGCCAGGGTTGACGATTTGGGTCACCTTGGTTCGGCGCAAGGAATCAATCTGCCGCTGAATCTTATAGGCCAGGTCCTTCTTATTCTTCTCAAGCCGCTCTTTGATAAAGTCTTCAATGCTGTGCAGCTCCTTGAAAGCAAGGGAGTCGCGGTCGACGGCCTCCTTCTTTCCGAGCTGCACCTCCAGGAGGTTTTTCGAGCAGGCCAGGAGCATAGGTCCGTCCACTTTATCGTATCCCGTTCCCAGCACCATTTTGGTTGTCGCACTGGAGATCTCGGTCTTCTTGAAGTACTCAGAGAGCCCAGCCTTCTGCGCCCCAAAAGCCGTCTCCGCGCGCGCTACCGACTTAGGATCGCCCCGCTGGTTCACGGCCTCCAGTTTAGACCCCCAGGTTTGTGCAATGAGAGAAGGAGATATGCCGAGATGAGTAAGAATAGGATAAAGAGGAATGTTCGTTTGGCCGCCGCCGACCTTTTGTAGGGTGAAGATACCACTTGCCTCATTAAAACCGAGGTCAAAGTTTTTCCCTCTCGCGAGGTTAACCTGAGTTTTGAGCTCACCGTTTTGCTTCCTGACCGTGTAAACCCCGGTCTTCAGTCTCAGTTGGTTATTAACTTGGTATTCGTTGCCAGCCACGATGTAGCTGGAGCGATCCGTGACCATAGGCAAAAGGAACAGCCTGATTTTCGGGGCTTTGTCGACCACCTTTCCGCTCTGGTTTTCAATAAGCGAGAGGCTTGCATACACAGGGACGCCCCAAGTGCCTTCCTGCGTTTTGGTCTTTGCCTGGGCGGCGTAGTCATTCAGATCAGCCTTTTCCTCTACCCACACATTATCGAGCTGCATCGTTCGGATCTTGCCGACCACGGGAAAGATGCTTTTCACGGCGTCCACTGCCGATGTTTTCACTGATTGCGATTGCTGGGTGGCGTCAAAATTTCTCATATGTAGTGGTATAAGCCTTTTAGTATGGCGTTTACATTCAAGAGAAAGGGGGTGTCATCGCACTAATGTAGAAGATAACTTGTGACAAATCACCCAGTCTTTACCAAGTATTCTAGCACAACCAAGCGGACCCGTTCCAGGAAGGCACCAATGTCAGAATTCCACTCTACAAGCGAAGCTAGCGATAAGAGGCAACTAGAAAACCCGTTCTCTTTTTCTGATGATGAGGATAACGACCGACAGCCACTGGCTGTAGTAAAGCCATCCCTACCAGTTCGCATCTGGAGAGCGATTGCGGGCTTCACCAAGGAAGTTGTCGGTCAGCTCCTGTCTCCTCAGTTCTGGGTTAGTTTGATCAAGAACGCGCTACGTGACGCTGTTAGCGCGATCATGTACTCTTTCGGTGGGCGGTTTTTGCAAACCAGCGCAGAAACTGGGGACCCTAAGTTTAAAAGGCAGACACAACCGTCTGCGCCACAAGCCAGTGCTTATCCCCATGTAGCCCATGGTGGACCAAGCGCCGGGTTCAACAACGGTTTTGCTGCAGCCCCCACGTACCGAGGTAATGAGTTCACACAGCCCACACCGTCCTCTCCTAATCGCCCAAACACGCCAGGCAGTTGGAGGTAATACTGTGGTAAACTAGCGGTCAGACCGCGAGTTTTGACCCGAGCCCAGGTGCTCGGGTTTTTTTAGCTATCCGAGGGCACGGTAGAGACCTTGGCCGCCAAGGATTATGCCCACTAACCCAATGCAAACGGTGGCCTGGAAGAAGGCCCATTTCATAGAAGCCTGTGGCACCACAATGCCCACTGCGCCTGTCACCAGACAAAGCTGAAAGAGCATGGAGGCAAGGTCAAAGCAATCACCAGCACCCGCGAGCTGGTCTATTTGTTGCTCGTATTCCTTTGCGCCGACCAGCTGCCCCAGTTTTCCGTCCACTTCCTGAGTCCACTGCTCCGCAGGAATTTGCCGTGAGCCCATCAGAATTTCACGCTTCTCGCTGTCGTAACGGTTGACCTTGCTCTGCAGTTGGCGCAAAAGTTCTGCCATATGGCCGCGTTTGTCAGGAGCGGTGCTGCCCGATTTGATTAGGACTTTAACAAGATCCGCCTGCCCCTCGACAATAGTCCCCTTGATGCCCTTGCTCTGGTACCATTGCAGGCTGTTGTTGCGCAGGTTGCTTAGCTTGATTTCGTCGGCCCCATAGTTGCCAGACAACAGATCATTAATCCCCAGCGCGGCAGCGAAAATCGCTATGCTGAGCGGCAAAGCCAGTTCGAGCTTCTGCTGCAGCTGCTCAAAAAACCTCAGCATGAAGACCTCCTCAGTAGTACCCGCCCACAGGTGCGGCACCGGCGTCAATGCGCTTGGCTTCTGGCGCCTCGGTGATCTTGCTGAGACCGTAGGCCCCCGCACCAAGCGCCCCAGCGCCAATAGCAGCCGTCCGCTTTAGTTGGAACAGCGGACTCTGTTGGGTTTTCTTGTACCAGTGCAAAGGCATCATAAGGCCCTTGCCGGCCTCCGATGCAGCACGGGCAGGCGCACCAGCAGCCGTGCTTGCAGCATTGGCAGCGGCGGCAGCAGTACCCGCGGTGTTCTCGGCTCGCGTAGTAAGCGCTCGCCTGATAGCCGTACCCGGGCCGCTACCCATAGTTTTTATTCCCGCGCGTCTTGCGGCCATCACGCCACTTGCAACACTAGCGTGCTTTGCTAGAAAACCTCTTACGATAGCACTTTCGTTTGCCATGTCACCACCAATACAAGGCGTTCAGTTTGTCCAGTAAAGTTACCCTCTTCGTCAAAATGCTTATCCACAAGTTTTTCCTTGATCTCGCGGACTATAAACGCCAGAGGGTTATTTAGAATCGCATCATACGCGGCGAGATCCTTATCGGTGTTCATATCGAATTGGGCCGTCTTGTTCCGCGTCGTGAACATTAAACAGCTCCCTGCCTTCTTGGGGCCGACCGCTCAGGCAAAGGATTCATATTAATGCCAGCTGGCGGCTCTCCGGAAGGCGCTGCAACCTGGGTCTGAGGAACCTGAGCTGCCGGTGCCTGCCCGCCTGTGGATCCGGCTTGCATCTCGCTCATCCGCTGCTCAATCTGAATGCCGATCTCCGGCATCTTAGTTTTTATCTCGGAGAGGGTCATAGCCGCTTGCCCTGGATCCATCTTTGCCAACTGACTTGCCCAGCTATCGACTTTCGCCATAACCAGCTCGTCCATAGGCTTCTCCGGCTGCTGCCCGCCGCCCGAAGGATCCATGCCGGGATCGCCTTGGGCTGCCGCCGCATTAGGGTCCATCCCCGGCTGCCCTGGCATCGTGATGCCCAACCGCGAAGCCCGCTCCTGCGTAGCCAGTTGAGCCTTCTCCACGTTTTCCTGCAGAGTCCGCTGGTAGTTGGACTGGATAAGCATAGCCTCGCCCTGACTCCGCGCGCTGCTTTTGGTCTGCAGGTCGGTCAGGTAGTTTTGAACGTGCTGCTCTTCGATCATCTTCTTGACTTCCTGGTCGTAGTCATAGCCAAGCTCTGTAAGAAGGGTTTGATCGGAAACCTTGCGCTGCGCATTAAGCCCAATGAGCTGTTGGTTTTTCTGAATGTCGTCCGCCATCCTAAAATCAGACATGCGGATGGTTTTGATGTCGGGGAGCGTGAGCCAAATGCGGATCTTGTCTTTGATCCAAATCGTCAAATCCAGCATCTGACTGCGGTTTTGGATAAAGTCGTTCTCGAGAGTTCGCAGAGAGACGCTAGACCCCGTCCAATTAAGCCCGCCAAAAAGGAACTCTTGAGGTAAGCCAAGTCCGCCTACTATGGTCTGCGTGAGGTAGTTAATCTCAGGCGCGAGCAGCAGAGCCTTGCCATCACCACCAAGCCTACCAAACCCAATGGGGATAGGTATTACAGCCTTGAAGTTCGGATCGCGTCGGTGCTTATTGATTACCGTTTCGATCTGAATTCGCCAACTCGACAGGTCAGTATGGATGTAAGGATCCTGCTGCGCATTGGGCAGCGGGTAGATCAGATCGAAGGGGACAATGTGCTCGAGCGCAATAGCCTCCTGCGCCCGACGAAGGGTGTAGAGGTAGAACATGTCTTTGAGAACGTGGAGGATCGCAGGCTTGCCCCAGCCTTGATCCTGCTCTGCGAGGGTCGGCTGCTTCAGATGCTTGAGGCTGTCAGAGCTGAAGCGAATCATCCGGCGTTTTTTGAGGGCCTCAAGGACAATGATCGGCAGATCCTCAAGGATGTCTTTGTCACCGCGCTGGATCATATTTCGGAGCTTGCCAGGGACCGAGTACATGTAGATGTAGCGGCCGGTGTACTCGTTGAATTTTATGTGGATGTTCTCAGGATTCCAGCGAATTATCCGCAGCTCTTTCCTGTTCTTATAGGGCACATCCTTGACCTCAACCGCGCCGTTGCTACCGCACTGGCTGCAGGTTCCAGCGAAGTTATAGTCGCTGCCCCGAAACTGCCAATCCCAATTTTTGATAGGCGCGCGGAATTTGCAAGACTGGCAAATGAGAAACCGGATGAAAGGAAAATGCAGTGAGACAAAGGCGTTGCCGTAGACATGGTAGTCCAGGTTCACCTCCATCATCCTGTCTTTCATCTTGAGGTCTGTCAGCAAGATGGTATTCCACACGCTGCGATTAGCCTCGAGCCCGTCTTCGAAGATAAGGTCCGTAATCGGATAGCGGCTGACCTTTTTCATCGCCGAGCCGATTAGGGGGGAGTTATAAAAATAAAATGTGCACCACCTGAAAAGCTCTTTGATCGTAGGCGGCATGTACTGCTGCGCAAGGTCAAAGAACTGATTCGGGTACCTTTGGCTCCGGGAGTCACTCAAGGACAGACTGGGCTCTAAATTTGCGGTCATCAGACAAACTCCAGAGGGTAGCGATAGTCGAGGTCAACAAGGATGTCCGTTATGAACTCGTACGCTTTGAGCGGCACAGTTATGTTGCGGTTAAAGCCAACAACTCGTATTTCGAACTGTACCAGCGCGCCCTGCAAAAGGGGCAGTGAAAAACGCCCGTCCGGGCCTGTGAGAGTCGTTATCTCGCCAAGAGTGACTTGGGAAGCCTTTTCCGGGGAGTGCGGGAACTTAATCAGACGCACCTTCACTTCCGCATCGACGTACCGCACACCCTGAAGGTCTGTAACAATCCCTTCGACGACGCAGATGTCTCCGGTGTATTGGACGGCTTTCCTGTAGCCCGTTTTGAAGCTAAGGTTCCCAAAACTGTCTATGGTCTGGACTGCATAGAAATCCTGCAGGGCACCGTCGTCATCTTGAAACTCAACGAGCAGTTCCGGGTCTAAAAGCGCGGGGATGGTGACGAGAAGCACGTCTTCAGAGGTTTCCGTTATGACACGCGCGGTCGTTCCGAGGTCGACGAGAGCAGATCCGCCGACGATCTCCACGGATCCAGGCGCCTCCCTGATATCGCTTCGGAGCAGAAAAGTAGCCCCCAGGTCAGCTGTGTTTGGGTAGGCCCGTCCGCCCGTGAGCACAAGATTGATCTGGTCGGGAACGGTAGCCACGCCGGAAAACGTAATCGTTTGGAGTGCGGTGCCATTCATTTTTAGCTGGAGCGTCTTACCTGAGACCGTTGCGGGGAGCGCATTGGTGGCGGTGAAGCCAATGATGCTTCTATAGATACGGTAATGGGCCACATCCGAAGAGGGAAACGGTGCGAACTTGAGAATGTTCAATCAAGGTTCCTCCGGTGAGCCTGTGACCTGAAAACCAACCACAGGAGGGTTTACGTAGAAAACATCGAAGTAGCGAATCTGGGCGCCGATGGCCCCGAAGTTATCGCCAATTCCTGCACCATCAACGAACATGGGGATAACCCCGAATGGCAGAATTTTCATGTAAACTCCGTCTTACCTTCGTCCGTGCGAAGAGTGTAGACCGTGCGGTGACCGTTTCTAGCCAAATTGTTCGGCCACCGAGCCTCCGCGATGCGGGTCATCGCTTCAAAAAAGGCCCGCATTTTAGTGTCCTCGATCTCGATAGTGCCGAGCGTCGTAGTATCCTGGCTGTCACGAAGGGTGATTGTCAGGATGCCCGATATCTCGTTAACCGAGTAACGGCTTAGTATCCCTATCTGCCCGGAAAGATCCATCCCATCACCCCACGGTTATAAACGCCTGCTGAGTTACGACCGGCTGGCCCGCGACGGTAATCGACATCAGAATGTAGTAGTTGACGTCGGCCACGGCCACAAATGCGTTTGTAAAGCGGAAGACGCCATCCGCGTTCGGACTCGCCAGCGTTGCTGTCCATACCGTTGCTCCGATAGCCGTCTTGATAGTGATAGTGCAGGCACTGGATACTGTGATCCGCTCCCCAGCCTCCTCCGCCCAAACGATGACTTCCTGTGCAGTGCCGCCCGCTGTCAGGGTTGTCGACATGCGGCAGGTTCTATGCGACTCGGTAATTGCAGCGATATCTGCCGAGACCGACGCGCCTGCTGGAGTGCCGATCTTCGTGTTGATCGTACCGGTATCGGCCTTGGTATCTTCAGTCAGCTTGCCGAACGAGCCGGCAGCTACATGCCCAGCTGTGGCCTCGTTCCATACCGCAGCAGCAATAACGGACGGCGACGCTCCGCCAGCGGCATCGCTAAGGCTCTCACCCGTGGACCCAACCGCAACGTGAGCCGCGTTGGATTCGTCCCAAACCTTGTCGACAATCGCATCCTCTTGAGCGCCGGAGATGACCGCATCCACGCGCCCAGAGGTATAGACCAGCTGGTCTGTTTTCGCCTTAATCAGGTTCGCCGTGGTCTGGACCGCAGCGATATCCACCTGGTTGGCGTTGATCTCGGCTACAGTCGTGGCATTCCCTGCATTCAGCTGTGCGGTGGTAGCCAGCAAAGCCAAGTCACCTGTGGTCAAGGTGCTCCGTGTTGAGACGTTAACATCGAGCCGGTTGAGCCGGATATCGCTCGTCAGAACAGGGTTGGTCGGCCTTGCAAGGACCGAGCTCTCTTTTGCGGGGTCGACTGGCAGATTGTCAGTCTTAGTTTTGATTCCGGTGACGTTGAGGGCCACATTCGCCACCGCAATGGTGTTGGCGTTAAAGCCGGCCGACATTGCCGACGCGGAGGACGGGTCAGCAGGAAGGTTCGTCGTTTTGGCTTTTATCAGCGTGACATCTGCCTGAAGGGCATTGAGCTTGAACTCGTTCTCGTTGGCTTCTGTGCTGACGAGGGTGCTGAGGGCGCCAAGGCTTGCCTCTTGCGCTACGCCGACGAGTAGGGAGGTTACCTGGCCAGCTGTGGCGCGGCTCGATACTGTTGCGTCCAGGTTGGTTCCGATGCGGAGCCCAAAGGAGCCAGGGACCGTCGCAGCCGAGGTCAGGAAGTCCCAGATAGCCTGGATCGAGGCGGCTGAGAGCGAGGACGCTGTCAGGGTTCTCGTTGCGTAGGCCCAGACGGTGGCTGCATCCAGAGTGCTGCGCGAAGAAACCGCGGCATCCAGGAAGTTGAGACGAGGGTCGCTCGTCTGCATAACACCTGTGAAGTCGATCTTATCGTAGACCTGGGTGTTGGTTCTATTTGCAGTCCCACGGATTGCATCACGGAGAAGATCCAAACGGGTTTGGATAGCCGCGATGTCTGGCCGAGTCAGTACTGTAGCATTTACCGCAGCCACCGAAGCCAGGGTCGCTGGGTCAACAGGGATGGTATCCGTCTTGGCTTTGACGAGATTTATCAGGGTCTCGTTCTGATTGATCTCGGTAACAATGCCTGTCTGTCCAGTTTTGAGAGCTGCGAGACCATAGACACCGCTATCCACAGACAGCTGGGTTGCATCCACAGTGTTCTGGACTGCAGTGAGTTGGGCCTGGATAGCGTCCAGATCGGAATCGAACTCGGTAATCTCTGTGACAGCAGGCACGTAGCGAGTGGCGCCGTTTTCAACAACAGTAGCCTCGACCAGCGCCGGGTAAATGTCCGAGCCCGCCGAGATAATAAGGTTGTAGAAGTAGGCCCCGACCTTGACCCCGTCCTGGGTCATGGGCACATTCAGCACAACATCGACATTGGTATCCAACCGGCGAATACGGATCGTTGGTGCCGAGTCAGGCGCTTCTGGGACGCCCACGTCATCGTAGAGCCGCAGGTGGATCTGGTAGTTCTTGTTTCCGCTGAGAGGCTTGGAGATGCGCTCAGGCACGATGAACCGCACGGTTGTGTTGTTCTGGATCGCACCGACCTGGGCGCTGACAGCGTCGACTTTCCCGCTAACGATCGCTACCTCTGCGATGATGTCAGCTTCGGCAGAAGTAAGCTGGTTTGCAAGAGCCTCCAGAAGGATCTGGTTCTGGTCCACCTCGGCGATAACCGCAATCTTACTTGCGTTGATTGCCGGGATGATCGCAGCAATGTTCGGATTTTGCGCCAAGACCGCAGCAGTTGTTGCTGCCGCTGAGTTCGTCACAGTCGCCGACAGCGCAGCAAGGCCGAAGGATCCGTTAGTCAACTGGCCCGTTGTAACGAGACTAGATTGGTGGATGACTTGAGTAAGTATCCCGAAACTCCCCGCGATGCTATGCGAGGCTGCTTGTTCATCCCAGACGGCCGCGGCGATGCCAGCAAGGGAGATGCCGCCGACATTGTTCAGGGCAAATCCAGTCGACCCTGGGATCAAATGACCATTGAGAGCCTCGTCCCAGACGTCATCTGATACCGAGGCACGGGACGCGGCTGAGAGTGCGTAGTTGGACTTATCGTCGTTGAGGATCACGTGGACGTTTACGCGATTGCCGCCATCGAAGCTGATGAGATCCGTTTGAGCGCGAACTGCCAAAAGATCCACTCGATTGGCTGCGATATCTGCAGAGACGCTGACGACTGGTGTTCCGATCTTGGACTGGATATCGTCGGTATCTAGCTGGAGTGCCGCAAGAGCCGAGGAGGTCGTGTTAAAGCGAGAGAGGGCGGAAGCCTCAGGCTCACGGGTGGTCATGTCCGCATCGAGACGCTTACCGAAGGTTCCCGCTGTAGTATGCCCTGACTGGAGCTCGTCCCACACGCGGTCCACGATGCTATCTTTTTCTGCTGAGGCCACGAGCACACCGGATGTTCCGGTATCATCAAGGATGGCGGCGGTATCGGCTTTAACTGCTGCGATGTCTGCAGAAACAGAAGCGCCGACTGGAGTGCCGAGCTTGGTGTTGATAGTATTTGCGGTGGTCTGCACTGCATCGACCGAAGTCTGTGTCGCGCGGCTTGAAACCGAGACGTTAAGGAAGTCAAGGTTTGTAGCACGACCTGCTGTGAGGCGCAGAATAAGAGTAGCCGTGTCAGAGGCGATCCCTGCAATGGTCGGCTCAAGCGTGTCGATGTCTGACTGGATCCCGTTGACCGAAGTCTGTGTGGCTCTGGTTGAGAGCAATACATCGAGGAAGTCGAGGTTGCTGGCGCGGCCAGAAGTCAGACGTGAGGTCAAGGTAGCGGTATCAGCCTTCACTGCTGCAATATCTGCCGAAACTGAGGCACCGGCTGGAGTACCCAGTTTGGTGTTGATTGCGTTTGCAGTAGTTTGCACCGCTGCAACGTCTGCAGAGATGGATGCACCCACGGGGGCACCGATCCGGGTGTTAATTGTATTAGCAGTCGTTTGCAAGGCTGCGATATCCGCTGAGACGGAAGCACCTGCTGGAGTTCCAAGTTTGGTGTTGACCGCGGTAGTCGTGGTTTGCACAGCTGCGATATCTATGGAGAGCGAAGCCCCAACAGGAGTCCCGAGTTTTACCTGGATATCATCGGTATCTGCTTGAACCGCATCGACCGAGGTTTGGGTAGCTCGGCTGGAAACCGTAGCGTTCAGGTTATCAAGGTTGCTCGCGCGGCCCGAAGTGAGGCGTGAAGTCAGGGTTGCTGTGTCGGATTTCACAGCTGCGATATCCGCCGAGACACTTGCGCCGGCAGGAGTGCCGAGCTTGGTGTCCAGTGCAGTAGCAGAAGTTTGCACAGCTGCGATATCTACGGAGAGCGAAGCCCCGACCGGGGTACCGATCTTCACTTGGATATCATCTGTGTCCGCTTGTACCGCATCCACGGAAGTCTGGGTAGCTCGGCTGGAAACCGTAGCGTCAAGGTTATCAAGGTTCGTTGCACGGCCCGAGGTCAAACGCGAAGTCAGGGTAGCAGTATCGGCCTTCACAGCTGCGATATCCGCTGAGACACTTGCGCCGGCAGGAGCGCCGATGCGCGAGAAGATCGCTGCAACGTCTGCCGATAGCGAAGCCCCGGCAGGAGTTCCAATCTTCGTGTTAATAGTGTTGGAGGTCGTTTGCAGTGCCGCGATATCCGCCGACACAGAGACGCCCGCTGGTGTGCCGAGAATCGTGAGAATATCGTCGATGGCACTGGCCGAGCTCGTTTGGTTAGCGGTAGCAATCGCTTGGAACGTCGGTCCGCCGGAGTCGTTCACGTAGTCGACTTTAACGATCACCTGAATCCCATTATCCGCAGTATCGGGCACCGAGTAGTCGTAGTAGTAGACCCCGGTAACTTCCAGGGTCATCGCCGTGGACGCTACGATATCGGTTCCGTTCGACCTTTCTATGGTGATGTCTGGACCAGAGAATGGATTGTCTGGAATCCCTGCCGCAAAGTGCCGCCAGTAGATGCGGAAGACGTTGGTCCCGGTTGTAGGCACTAGGAAGGTCGACGGTATGCTGATTGCACTATCCGAAGCACTGCTGAGGTCATCTACTTTGGTTTCGATGCTATTGAGCTGCGTCTTGACTGCCGCGATATCTACGGAGATCGAGGCGCCGACAGGAGCACCGATGCGCGAGAAGACCGATGCGATGTCTGCAGAGACGGAAGCTCCTGCCGGAGTGCCGAGCTTGGTATTGACTGCACTGGCAGTCGTTTGCACGGCTGCGATATCTACGGAGAGCGAAGCCCCAACAGGAGTACCGAGCTTCACCTGGATATCGTCGGTATCGGCCTGTACCGCGTTGACGGAAGTTTGCGTTGCTCTCGTCGATAGCAGCACATCGAGGAAGTCGAGGTTGCTGGCGCGGCCTGCGGTGAGGCGCGTAATGAGTGTACCGGAATCAGATTTCACTGCCGCGATATCTGCGGATACCGAAGCTCCTGCTGGAGTGCCGAGCTTAGTGTTGATCGCGGTAGCTGTGGTTTGTACGGCTGCGATATCTATCGAAACCGATGCCCCGACTGGAGTACCGAGCTTGGTGTTGATTGCGGTAGCTGTGGTTTGTACGGCCGCAACGTCTACGGACAGCGATGCTCCGACGGGAGTACCAATCTTCGCCTGAATGTCATCTGTGTCGGCCTGCACTGCGTCGACCGAAGTCTGTGTCGCGCGGCTGGAAACAGTAGCGTTCAGGTTATCGAGGTTCGTTGCGCGGCCCGAGGTCAAACGCGAAGTCAGGGTAGCAGTATCAGCCTTGACGGCCGCGATATCCGCTGAGACGGAAGCACCTGCTGGAGTTCCAAGTTTGGTGTCCAGTGCTGTGGCGGAAGTTTGCACCGCTGCGATATCTATGGAGAGCGAAGCCCCAACTGGGGTTCCAAGTTTGGTGTCCAGTGCTGTGGCGGTAGTCTGCACCGCTGCAATATCTGCAGAAACAGAGACACCGACAGGAGTTCCGATCTTCGCTTGGATATCGTCCGTATCGGTCTGAACCGAGTTAACCGAAGTTTGCGTTGCTCTCGTCGATAAGAGCACATCGAGGAAGTCAAGATTGCTCGCGCGACCGGAAGTAAGGCGCGAGGTCAAGGTAGCAGTATCGGCTTTCACTGCCGCGATATCCGCTGAGACGGAAGCACCCGCTGGAGTGCCGAGCTTGGTATCAATCGCAGTAGCCGTGGTTTGTACGGCCGCAATATCTATCGAAACTGATGCACCGACTGGAGTACCGAGCTTAGTATTAATCGCACTGGCGGTGGTTTGCACGGCGGCAATGTCTGCTGAGATCGAAGCGCCGACAGGGGCACCGACCCTGGTATTGATTGTATTGGCAGTTGTCTGCACGGCCGCGATGTCTGCTGAGATGGATGCACCGACAGGGGCGCCGATCCTGGTATTGATGGTATTGGCAGTGGTCTGCAATGCATCGACCGAAGTTTGCGTTGCTCTGGTAGACAGTAGCACATCAAGGAAGTCAAGGTTACTAGCCCTGCCTGCTGTGAGGCGCGTGACCAGCGTACCGGAGTCGGCTTTGATCGCGGCGATATCTGCGGAGACGGTAGCCCCGGCAGGAGTTCCAAGTTTAGTGTTGACTGCGTTCGCCGTGGTCTGCACAGCAGCTATATCTGCAGAAATCGAGGCGCCGACGGGGGCTCCAACTCTGGTGTTGATGGTGTTGACAGTCGTCTGCACACCGGCAATATCCGCTGCGAGCGTTACGACGGGAGTCCCGATCTTCAGCTGAATGTCATCCGTATCAGCTTGAATCGCATTGACGGAAGTTTGCGTGGAGCGTGAGCCCACGGTAGCGTCAAGGTTATCTAGGTTCGTTGCGCGGCCGGAGGTAAGCCGTGTAATCAGCGTTCCAGTATCGGCTTTCACTGCCGCCATGTCTGCGGAGACAGAGGCTCCCGCTGGGGTCCCAAGTCTGGTCAGGACGTCAGTCCTTGCAGTTTCTACCTGCGTTTCTACGTCTGTTTCAGCAGAGCCCCTCGTATGGAATACGGACTCCGTTGTAAAACCGGCATCGTCATAGACAATGAAGGTAGCTTTGAGCTTAGTGTTGGCTATAAGCACCGTGTAGGCGGTGTTCGAATAGAACCCTTGCGCGACGTGAGTCAGTGCAAAAGGAGATCCCGTGACAGCAGTGTTTGCCTGGTCTCGGACGTGGGCCCGGACGAACTTTCCCGTTGCCCCGTCGTGGAGCTGGTAGCCAAGAGGCAACGTTGCGCCAACACTAATTAGGCTCATGCAGTGGCCCCCATATATTTCGCGAGTTCGTAAGGTTCGTAGGTGGCCAGCGGGTTACCCGGCGGCTTGGAATCCGGCCAGATCCAGGGAGGCAGTTCGCCCAGGACTTCGACGCAGCTGTACGCTTTGCCTGAGGCCCAGAGATTCTTCTTTGGTAGCGGCTTGCCAAACAGGCCGAGCAGAATAAGGCGGCATCCGTAATAGATAATGCTACCAAAATCGTAGAGGCTGCCTTCGATAAGTGTGATGGCGAGGTAAGCCGCTTCCTCTTCCTCGAGACTTCTCTCGATCCTCTTTTCATAAACCACTGTGTTGTGTTTTAAAAACCATGGGTAGCTATTAAGATGCACGCCCATAGGATTGGAGTGGTAGACGATTCTATCGTCAAATACGACAACAACATGGCTCACAGGCTTTTTGGTAGCCCAGCAGATGAGCTGAGAGAAGGGCAGTCGGTTTCTGGAGTACAGTATTTTTATCATGCCTTGTACAACATAAAGTGAACCTGCGCCGTATGCTGAAGGCCAACAGGGTGTTTTAAAAGCAGCCGAAACTTATTGATGCCTGGCATAGGGACAGTAGCACTCAGAAATTTTGCCGTTCCGCCCTCAGCTGTGAATGCCTCCTCACTCGGCAAATATCTGAGATTGAGCCCGCCTTGGGTGAAGGGTATGTTCACGATACCAGGCGCAGCAAAAGCCCACAGACGACAATCCACAAGAGGCCTCACTGCTTGGGTGAACATCGAGCCTCGGATCTCCATATCGTGGCTGACTTGCCAATCCATCCGAGTATGGACGGCGTTGCCTTCGCCAGCTCCCGAGGTTATTTCAGCGCCGGCCGCGTCGTAGATCTTATGAGTGCAGAAACCCGTATCTGTCTCCACACCAGTAGCCGCATCGACCTTCTTACTGTAGAAGCCGCCATATTTAGCTGTCGTGAACTCGACCGAGTGGATCTGAAAATACCAACCAGGAGCTGCTGCTTTAAGGCGAACGATCGGCGCGTCTTCATTGTCGGAAGGAGGCGTCGCGTAGGGCAGAGGAGTGTTGACGTGCGCTGCAACAAGAGCAGAAAGGGCCGCGGTGTCGTCCAGTGAAAGAGCGGCCTTAAAATATATCGTAACCGCAGTGCCCGCAGTGACAATGTGGTCCAGAGCCGCCGCGATCGCGGACGTCCGAATTTCCACGTCCAGGCGCGAGGTGTTCACAGATTTTACGTAAG